ACGGCGAACAGTTCCTTCCGGCAGATTCAGTTGACTTGCAATCTCAACCAATTTCATGCCTTTCAGGTACATGCCCTTTGCCTGCTCTATTCTTTTATCTGGCGCCCGGGCCATGTTCCATCACCTCGATTCGTCGTTTTTGAATATAACAAAAGGCAGTCTCTATGCAAGACCGCCTATGATTTTCACATATTATTTTTTTTCTTGCTCTTTTGCCCATTCTAAAGCAGCTGTTTTTGCTTCCATTATTCCATTTGTCCCCTCAATAATCGCCAATCCAATCGCAAGCCCAATAATATCTCTTTCTGTATGCGATTGGTTAATAAAATGGATCAAATTCGCCGCAGCCGAATAAAAATAAAACATTCCTTTAAATGCATATGCCGTCAATAATTGATGATGGTCTCCTGTCCTTTTCCCTGTTATTAAGCCAACAGAAACAATAATTGGGCAAAGCAAATACGTAATTACAAATCCTATATCCATCCTATACTTTCCTCCTTTTTCTGTCATCATACTACAAAACGTCCTGCATTTCTACAGGACGTTTCGTAAAAAATATATGGGGGATGATTCTCCAGTCAATGGAGAGTTGGAACGGCAGGATTCGAACCTGCGCCTCGTGCCGGCGTCTCTGCGCTCTCCTTGAGCTACGTTCCAATAGGTGCAGGGTACCAATCTGCACCGTGCATCATTCGGACTTTTTCCACGGGCTGATGCCGCCCAATCAGCGGCCAGGCTGTGACACCTTGCCGCCGCTCAAAATACATTCACAAGGAGGTAAAGAAAAGATGAAACCCTTCCTGCCGTTCTTCCATGATACACTATAACATTTTGAATTGTAACATATGTAACAAACGTAACAAAGTTTACTCTTTCTCGAAAAATCTTTGAAATTCCATTTTCACACTGCCCTCCGTAGCTTTCCGCCCCAGTTTACTTGCCACCTGGCTCCAGCTCATCTCCTCGAAGACTCTGTACTTGATGATCCGCTGCATCCTCTGCGGAATGTGGTTCATCCACTGCTCCACTTCCGTTTTCAGCCTCTGGGCGTTCTCCTTACGCTCCTCTAAGATCTTCTCCTCGTACCGCAGGCGGGCATCCTCCTCATAAGTGAACGCTGTCCCCGCGATTTTGAAGTGCTGCGGATTGTACGGAAAATCCGGATTGCTCCCGGATACGTTCGTCTGCACGATGGTCTGCCTTTTCTTCTTCAGCCGTCTAATGTCCTTTTCCGTCTCCTTGATCAGCTCACACGCGTCTATGTACTGCTCCAGAACCTTTTTCTCCATTGGTATCACCTCCCCACTTATGTTCTCTTCCGGTTGTTCTGTCTCTCATTCTGATTTCGACCAATTCCAGGTGCGACACGTTCAAAACCTCCCGTATAGCCTTGACCACACTCCAGATCTGTCTCGGCAGGCGGG